CCCAGTTATCCGCCGTAAATCTGCAATGGTTTATCACCCTCTGAGGAAGGCCTCCCAAAATAATTCGTAAGAGTCAAGGCGGCGGGGGTGGATCAGTTCAAACCCTGGACATCCACAACCGCTAGAGCAGCGCACACTTAAGACCTTGTGTGTTGTTGCGCATTAAATAAATTCAAGGCGCCTTACTTTGTCGGCGACAAAGTCAACTCCAAAAGGGTTACCGGAACATACACGGAAACCCACGACGTGAAGGGGACTCACACCCCTGTCGTGACCCCCGTGGACTGCACACCTTTGGTGTGCACATTGGGAGAGGGAGTTGAGAGTTCGGCTCGCGTTCGTCCGCCTTTTTTCATGACGAGGAAAGAGAAGAAGGCCTGGAAGGCGGACAACCCAGAAGTCCAGAAGAAAGTCAGCTTCAAGGAGGACGAAAAGTGTGAATTTCGGGACTCCAAGAAGAAGGCCAAAGATTGGGCATCTGGTTCGACGAGATCGTCTAAGAAGACGACAGTCTCGTCCTCCACTGGAGCGAAGATCAAGCTGACTAAGATTTCTGCATCTTATCCGCATGGTCCTATGAGGCAATTTGGCAGGTTGCTTCAGAAAATCCAGAATGGAGAAGAGGAGAAAGTTTGGAACGGACCTCGTGATGTGTTCAGGTCTTTGGTAAGGGATTATTGCGATGGCCGTCTCGGCATTGCGCCCCTTGGCCTGAGTAAGGCACAGAAGTTGGACGTTGCCAAAGGTAGGTTAAGGGATATGACCCCGAACAGGAGATTGAATCTGGCATTGAAGGCCTGTTTGATCCAACGTCACATATTCCTTGGACCCGGGGCGGTGCTCATCTACACAGGTGACACCCCGCTGGAAAGATGGGAAGTCGAGAGACCACTTTTCATCCAAAGATCCCAGCGATACCAGATGGATGCCTGTCAAAGGCTGATCCGTCTTCAGGGGGGTTTGGAATTAGTACACCAGGCCGAAGTGGATTTGACCCCCGAAGAATTGGTAAAGACCAATTGCTTCATGAAGCGTCTCGGATGGCATTCATGGATTGAGTGCGTCCAACAGGCGGAGGCATCCCCTTTAAGAAGAGTTGTCTTATTGAGGATCTGGCAGTGGATGAAAGCTGTCCGTGAGACCCGCCACAAGATCCGTGGGAACCGTTCTGGAGAAGCCCGGCACAAGCACTGGGTGGATTGCGGATCAAAGAAGGGCTTTGGAGGCGCGAAGCAGCCAAAGCGTCCGGAATTTATTAATGTCCGGATGGAGGAACGTTATGTTGAGGAGAGGCCTCATGATAACGTGCTTGATGATACCAGCATCAATGGAAGCCATGGCACTCGAAAAGGTCCGTGTCATGTGGTTTCGGCTTCCAGCTTGGGACTCTACCCAGCCCCCAATCCTGAGTTCTGCCATGATGCTGAGGATTATGCTGCAGCAGTGAGGATGCTCGAGAACGCGGAGCATTTGAATGCACTGGTGTGGTATAATGGCTTGTTGTACATAGATCTCAATGTACTTCAAGTGGTGTTTGCTCCGCGAGAAACGCAGCTCGGGAGTGCAAATGGTGAGATCACAGGGCTTGATGACATGCCTCCAAAGGCCAAGCCCACTTCGGGTTCCTGCAAGGCCAAGGACAAGAGACCTTCCGCAAAGCAGGAATTGAATCAGGCATATGCGAAGCTTGCCCAGGCCAAAGCGAAAATGGCGGATGAGAAGAAAGCTCTCCGCGCTGCACAAGCTTTGAAAGCCTACGAAGAGGACGTGCCTGATTATGATGATGGTCTGAGAGCTGTTCTTAAGCGGAATGAGGCAGAGCATCGTCAAAGTAGGAGGGAGATGAAGTTGGAGACGCAAGAGCGTTGTAGGGCTGCTAGGGTAGATGCCGATGGAGACGCTCTGCCCGTGGGACCAGGTGCGGGAAGGTCCGCATTAGTCAGCCAAAGAGGTGATGACATCCCTCGAGCAGGTGACGGGGCTTTGGTGTCATCAGATACGGGTTGTGTCATACCCAGTATCATGCCAAGCGGAGTGGAACTTTGCTTGTTGAATGGAAGGCCTGGTCAAGAGGCTTCCAGGAATGGTTCACCTGCGAGAGTTCGCCCTGTCCAGTCACAAAATTCTGGGGTCAAGGAAGTCTGTGTGCGTTTCCATGATGGCCACTCCATGAATTTGGGTGAGGGACAGGTTGAAGCGGTAATGCGCAGAATGAGGGTGAGATGTGATGACCCTCTGCCTAGAGCATGTTCACCTGCGCTGAGGTATTCTGACCTCCAGGCTGAATACAGAATGCTCGCATCAGCATTGCCGCGTGGGCATTTTCCCCAGCCCAACTCTCTCATTCCAGAGTGTGATGATGGCACACTCTCAGAGCCGGTGCGTTACAAGCTTCCAGGCGCATGTGGAAGCGTCCCGCCCCCCAAGCTGGTTGGGGTAAGTTCTCCAGCACATGTGCCAAGTATGCCTGCACCCATTGCAGTGGCACCTGTAGTGAGCGCACCAGCAATAGCACCTCCCCCTGTTGTTGTTGTGCCATTGCCTTCCGCACCGGTTGCACCCATTGGAGCTCCTGTTGTTCCACCAGTTGTAGCTCCTGCCCTTCCCCCACCACTGCCTCCCCCAGTAAGGCAGCCAGTTGACAAGCTGAACAATGCGCTACTTGCGGATAACTTGTCGATTGGAGGGGTTCGCTTACCCGAGTTACAATGGTGGGTGACTCGGGGTCCTGATCCCTCTAGGGATCATATCCCGTTGAGATGCATGCCCGCCGGGGCCAGACATTTCGCAAGAACGGGAGAGGTCCAGGGAAAATACGCCTTTGATGAGGAGAGGTCATCACTCTTCAATTCAAAGTTCTGGGCCAAAGCAGCATTGGGATGCTGCGTGGGTTCTACTCTCGCTGTAGCTACTGTGGGTGCGGCAGCTGCATTCTTCTACACTGGTTCGGCCATGATGGCTGCTGAGGCTATCAATAGAAGAGAGAGAGAGTGCCCAGTCGGCGGAGAGAATTCTTTCGTGGATCCGGACGATCCAGTGGAAAGAACTTACGCCGAAATTGCGCAGTGTTATCGGGGCTATTATGTTCACAGGGTGACCATGAAGCCTGACGCCGGGCCCCCCCTTGCTCCGGATGCTGTGGTGACAGATGTCCGAATTGCGGCCGTGCGTAACATTGCGATGCTGACTGTTCCTTCCATGGGAGAATTCAAGTACCAGGTATTGCATGTGCCTGATGCAAAATTCATGTTCCCTTCTTTCTGGAGCTTTCAGCGCTCAGCATCACCCAGGTTGTGCCACAATGAGACTTTCGTTACTGACGTGAGGAAAGCAACAGAGTCTTTTGTACCTTTCTCTGGGGACGTGGCGCAATCTACGAAGCTCAGTTTGTTGAGAGCTGCGAAAAATACTTCGCACATCAACACTCCCGAGGGCAACCAACACGACACTACCATGACGCACATTCTCCATTGTGCCATGCTTTCTGGGTTGCACGAGAGATCTGCGCTTGTTCCGTTAAACGGCCAACCACGTGGGAACGACCCCAATTCTTACGTGGTTACATCTACGGGGACCACACACAACTGACGAAGATGGTGACCAATACATTGTACATAAAGGTGAGGAAAGTGTATGATTATTATCTACGGGATGTTGTTGGTGTGATGCCGAAGATGAAGTTGTTTGACGACAGGTATGGTATGCAACTCTATCTACCATACATACCTGATCCAGGCATGGTCAATCAAATTGCGAGTTGTATGCGATTTGGGATTGACATGCCACGTGGGGAAAGGTTGGTCCGATTTGACTTCAAGAGGTATGCGAAAGCATTCATCCAGAAGAATTTTCGGCCCATCAGGGATGTGGATGTCCCTACATTCACACAGTGGCTGGATGAGAGCAGCTACCCTGGTTCCCGGAAAAGAGCACTTGACCAGCTCTATCGTGAGATTACCCATATCGAAGATAAGCACACAAGAAACAAATCCTTCATCAAGTGGGAAGGATATTGCATTCCGGGAAAACTACCACGAGCCATCAACAGTTACACAGATGAATCGAAAGTAATCTTATCGCAGGTATGCCATGCGATAGATGAAAGCGTATTCAGCACCAAATGGTTCGTGAAGAAAACAAACCCCAGAGATTGGCCTAAGATGCTGAAAGACATGTTTGGCACCTTTCCAGTACTAGAAACGGATTTTTCCAGTTTCGAAGCTCACCAGGCCAATGAATTCGCAGAAGTCATCGCTTTTTGGTTCATGCACATGCTAAGGGGGACCAGCGTGCCAAACTACTTGAAGCGAATGATACACAGGATGGTGAGGGGCCAGAATGTGTGCGAGTTCAAGCACATCACCGTGAAAGTCTGCGAGCGTCTGATGTCTGGTGCACTTTGGACGTCTTCGTCGAACGGTGTTTTGAATCTTCTCCTCATGTCTTACATGTTCCTTAGAACGAAATATCCGAATCTCCCGCCAGAAGACCTCTTGGCCTTCCAGGATGATTTCGTTGGGAAAGTGGAAGGAGATGATGGCATATGTAAGTATTTTGATGTACCAGAATCTCTGATTCAAGCTTTGGGTCTTAAGCTCAAGATGGACAAGTCGGAGAATTTTGGTCATGCGAAATTTTGCGGGAATATCTGCGATGTTGATGCCTTAAAGATAGTGAGTGATCCACTCAAAGTGCTGCGGAATTTCTTTGTCTTACCCAGGAAATATAAGGATTCCAATG